GCTGCGGGTGCTTACACGTACGCGCGTCAACTTTGTGAGTTTAATCTTGCGGGTACGAATGCTGCTGGTGTCACGGAGAATACGGCTGTTGAGACTTGGACGAATTTGCCTGCGGCTACTGTGACGCATATAGGTATTTGGGATGCGGCTACTTCAGGTAACCTGCTTTTTCATACGGCGGTTGATTCGTCGAAGACGGTGGCGAATGGTGACACGATCTCTATCGCTATTGGTGCGATTACTGTTACGCTTGCCTGATGGCTAACACGAAGTACCCTCAGTGGGCCAAGAAGGTCAAGGCCAGTGGGCGGGGGAGTGGTCATACCCTTGATCCGGGTCAGAGGCGGAAGGCCACCCAGATGGACGCTATTATGGCGCGTCTTAAGGGTTGGGAGCGACCGAAGACTCCACCGAAGATTCCGAAGCCACCAAGTCGGCGTCCGAAGCCGGGGATTCAGAAGTTGCCGTACCCTATGCCCGGTATGGTACCGGGTAGGAGGCATAAACTCTGATGGCTACTTCGTTCCCTACCGCGTTGGATACTGCCACTGAGCAGCCTTCGCCTGCGTCTACCACTGATCTGGATGCTTCCGGGTACGAGCATGATGTTGTTCACACGAATCATTCGGGTGCGTTGATTGCGGTAGAAACCAAGTTGGGCCTGACTGATTCGAATGCTACGTCTGGCGCGATTCTTGTTGGTACCGCTGCGTCTACGACTGCGTGGACTACTAGCCCAGCGATCAACATTACGGGTAATGCTTCTGGCACGGCAGCCACCGTTACCGGTGCAGCCCAGACGGCGATTACTTCGGTCGGGACACTGGGTGCGTTGACTGTGACTGGTGCTCTGACTGCTGGGAGTCTGGTTGCCCCGTTGGCGATCAACGCCCAGACCGGCACGACGTACACCTTCGTTCTCGCTGACGCCGGGAAGATGGTGACTTTCGCTAACGCTTCGGCGCAGACGATCACGGTGCCGCCGAACTCGTCGGTGGCTTTCACTGTTGGTACCCAGATCGTTCTTCAGGGCATCCTCGCTGGTGCCGTCACGTTGGTCGCTGGGGCTGGTGTGACAGTGAACTCGAAGGATGCTGCTTTGGCTATTGATGGTCAATGGGCGGCGGTGACACTCATCAAAACGGCGACCGATGTCTGGTCGCTGATCGGAGCGCTGGCCTAATGCTCCGAACCATTCACGGGATCGTCGCTTCTTCGGCGGGTGGTGGCCCGTCTGAACCTACGTCCTTCGCTTTGGAGCATCCGGGGGCGGCATCCACTGCGATGTTCCTAACTTGGTCCCTTCCGGTCGATCTGGCTGGTGGTGTTACCGGTTATCAGATCATCAAGGACGGTTCGGTTCTTGTCGCTGACACGGCTACATCAACGAGGAGTTACAAGGCCACCGGCCTAACGGTTTCCACTTCGTATTCTTTTCAGGTCGCTGCGATTAGCGCCTCAGGCGTCGGAGCGCCATGCGCCGCCCTGAGCAAGTCCACTATTGCGCCTGCGTCGATCTCATGGTCCGGGACTAATCAGGCTTTTTACGATCCGACCGGTCAAGACGGGTACATCGTGTATCAGGCTCGTGGTAGCGGATCGTTTTATGTCTCGTCCAATCCTGCTTCGGCTCCGATCAGCGTGTGGGTCGTAGGTGGCGGCGGTGGGGCATACAACCCTTGGGTCGCACCCAGTGGCGGTGGCGGCGGTGCCGTGTATTGGCTTGATGAAGCGACAAACATCCCGGTCGGTTCAAGCCACACGATGACCTTCGCTTTGGGGGCCGGTGCGTCGGGTTCCGCTACTAACGGGGCTACTTCGTCAACATGCACGAATCTTCACTACTCCGGTGGGTCGTGGTCAACGGTTACAGCCGGTCGGGGGGGGAGCCAAGCGGGCGGCCCTACGATGGATCCGGAGCACGGTGGAGCCGGTTCCGGTGCCTACGTCCAGCCCGGCTATGTCGGTACTCAGTTGGGTAATGCAGGTCACGGACCGGCCAGCGCAGGTAACACCGGGGGCACGGGTGGCTACGCAGTTGGTTCAGGTGCAGGCACCAGTTACAGCGGACCCGGATGGTCTGTCGCCGGAGGCGGTGGTGGCGGCAGCGTCGGACGCACCGCCACCTTTCCGGGTACAGGCGGTGTAGGTATGCGGGGCTACGGGTGGGCACCAAGCGGTTGCTTCGGTGGTTACGGCGGGCAAGGGTTTGCCTTTTCGGCAACTGATGGGATGGGCCTCATCCACGGAGGGCAAGGCTCCTCGGCTGGCGGGTACATCACGATTGATGGCATCGGCGGCGGTGGCGGTGGTTCATCGTTCGGGTGCAGTAACACGTCGTATTCCGCCGGGGGTCAGGGCGGTTACTCCTACCACGGCGGCGCTCGGGCCGTTCATACCTCTTACCGGGCGGGTGGAGGCGGATTTACTGGACCGTCAGGACAAGCGAACCCTTACGCTCCCACGGGTGACCGCAACTACCACGGGTTGCTCCACTCGGGCGGTGGCGGTGCCTCCGTGGCTAATGGCTACGTCTACTACGGCAACGGCGGCTCCGGTGGTGTCTACGTCAGGCTTCACACCTAATGGCTCACTTCGCTGAACTAGACGAAAACAACCATGTCACCCGCACGCTGGTCGTCGGGGACGATGACTGCCTTGACGGTAACGGTGAAGAATCGGAGGCTGTAGGCGCCGCCTACTTAGAGGCCCTACTACCGGGTTCTGGACCGTGGAAGCAGACCTCCTACAACAACACCATCCGCAACATTTTCGCTGGTCCCGGTTTTGCTTACGAGGAGGAGCGAGACATCTTCTACGCCCTCGCCCCCCACCCCGACTACCCATCGTGGGTGTTTTCCGACGACACCCTGCATTGGGAACCACCCATACCTCGCCCCGGTGCGGCGTGGCGCTGGGATGAGGAAACGGTTGTTTGGGCTAGGTTGGAGGACGCTCCGTGGGAGGGTTCCGTCTGGGACGACGACACGGGCTGGTCACTGCCAGAAGGGTGGGTTGAGCCACCTCCGCCCGACTGGGATTCGTACCCCGGTGTCATAGCAGAGGATGGCCCGCAGGCACCGTTCTACGTTTGGGATGGGGACACGGCCTCTTGGGTTGAGGTCGCCTAAGTGGCTATTGACTATCGCCAATCCGGCATCGACTATCGGGATACCGATTATTCCTATCAGGGAATACAGGTTCATGCGATCACGGCGGCGATCACTGGTGCGGGGACTGTAACTGCGGAAATAACTGGAAAAACCTTTATTGCGGCGGCTATCACTGGCACGGCTACGGTTACGGCAGCGATTGTTGAAGAGGCTTCACTCACAGCAGCGATTACTGGCACGGCTACGGTTGCGGCTACAATCTTCTCGGCACAGTTTATTGATGCTGCGGTAACGGGTACTGGTGCGGCTACTGCCGCGATTGTTAGGGAAGCCCCGATAACGGCTGCGATAACTGGTACAGGTACTGTGACTGCGGCGCTTATCGAAGAAGCGTTTATCGAAGCGGATGTGGCTGCTTCGGCGACGGTGACCGCTGTAATCGATTCGATAATGATTAGGGGAGGGTTTAGCGGAACAGCGACACTAAGCCAGCCGGTTATCACCCACAAGGTGCCGCAGCCGGAGTTGACTATTACGATTAAAAACATTACTGGTAGCAGCAATGCAGAAGAACTGCAAGATACTTTGACACTATTGGTGGGGGTCTAATGGCTACATACGATAAAGGCGACCAAGTACGGGTTACCGCTACGTTCAAGACAGCAGGAACGGCGACTGCTACGACATCTGCCTGCACGCACCGTCTACCCGATGGCACTAATAGAAGCCCTGCTCCGACAGTAACGTCAGGTAGCGGCACCGGTATCTACTATGCCGATATTTCCTTAGAGCAGATCGGCACCCACACAATCAAGATTGCTAGCACCGATGTTGTGGTGGCTGCCGAAACGATTGAGTTAGTGGTAACAAAATCGATCTTCGACCACTCATAGACCACCCCGGCCCATGACTGATACTCCGATAGAACAGTACGGCGGCAACGTCAGCAAAGTCAGGGGCCAGCAAACCCGTGACCTGTTTCTCGCAGGGCTAGCGGAGCATGGGATTATCAGCAAGGCGTGCATGATTGCTGGTGTCACCCGGTCGGCTTACGATAAGTGGCGTCAACGCATCCCTGAGTTCAGTGAGCGTGCTGACGCTATCAGAGAGAAGGCTCTCCGTGAGGGCGGCAAAGAAGATTGGGATGGCACATTCCAAAGTTTCCGAAGCAAGTATTTCGGGCATTCTTCCCCGTGGTTCCATATTAAAGCCATCGAAGCCTACGAGAATACGCCACCCGGTAACATCACTCTCATCTTGTGGCCTCCGGAGCATGGTAAGACCACGTTGGCTGAGGATTACTTCTGTTACAAACTGGCTACCAACCCTGAGTTCCGGATCACGGTCGGTTCTGAGGGGCAGGACATGGCCCGTAAGATCCTTGGGCGTATCCGTTCCCGTATGGAGCCTCAGGGTCCGTTCCCTAGTTTTGTGGCGAAGTACGGCCCGTTTGTTCCTCAGAATGCGTCTGGGCGTAAGACGGCGCAGCCTTGGGGTGCTGATTACTTCAGTGTGAACAAGAAGAGTAGGCATGATGAGCGTGATTATTCGATGGTTTCTTTGGGTTGGCGATCTAAGATTGCTGGTACCCGAACCGATCACCTACATATTGATGATATCCAGTCAAGGGTTTCTCTTAACCTGACCGAACAGATGTTCGAGATTTTCCGGCAGGATTGGTTGACTCGTCCCGGTGAGAAGGGGCGTACCAGCATTAATGGTACCCGTGTTGGTGAAGATGACTTCTATGAGCGGGTAATAAGCAACATCGATTCGGATCTTTTGCGTGTCATCAAGTTTCCGGCGATTGTCACGAATGAGAAGGGTGAACCGGAGCCGTTGTGGCCGGAAATGTTCTCATTGGAGGCATTGGATCGTATTCGCCGCAAGGTTGGTGAGGAGGCGTGGTCCCGTAACTACATGCAGGAACCCAGTTCGTCGGCTGCGGCAACCTTCACCGATGATTCTATCCAGAAGTGTCTTAACCCGTTGAGGTCAGTAAACCATGAACCGCCTAAGGATTGTTCTGTCTATATTGGGGTTGATCCCGCTCTTGGCTCTAACAATTGTGTTATTGCTGCTACACCGCATGAAGGGAAACTTAAAATACTTTTCATTCGGGAAGATTTAGGACTTACCCGTAATGAACAGATCCTCGGCATTGTGGAGGAAGCCGTCCTTCAGTGTGGCCGGAATGGTAGCAGCGTGACGGATGTCATTATCGAAGCGATGGTGTTCCAGAAGGGGCTATCTCGTGACGAACGCCTGATCGAAATGACGCAGCGGTACGGGTTCAGGGTGCGAGAGCATTTAACTGGCATAAACAAGTATGATGAAACGATTGGTGTCCCATCGATGGCGTTATCGTTTATGCGTGGCGATATTGAGATCCCGTATGCGGATGATCCTTCGACCCGTCATCAAGCAGATCAGTTGATCCGGCAGTTGAAGGCGTGGCGTCCGTTGAAGCGTGGAACGAAACTGCGACAGGATCAGGTTATGGCCCTGTGGTTTATCTGGATCTTGTATCGCCAGCGTAAGCAATCATTTACTTTGGATACTTCACAATTCAACTACAAGGGACTACCGTGGGGGTCAACTATGTCCGGCAGCAAGGTGTTTTGATGCATACCTTTGAAGAGATCGTTGGGATCGTCAAACAACGCCAGCAGAACGGCTCCGCCCTGCTTCAGCGGATGCTGGAAGTCAAGGAACGATACAACGGTGATTATGTTATCCCGATTCCTTCCATGGAGGGGGAACCGGTTCTTCCTCCGCTGACACCTGCCCTCATTTCTGAGAACATCGATGCGGTGGCGCAGCGGGCAGCATCAGTTATGCCGTTCATTGGTTGCCCTGCTGTTGACGGCTCCAAGGAGCGGGGTGTCCGGTCACGCGAGTACGCTGATATCCGGCGTAAGGCGTTGGCTGCGACATGGTACCAGTCTAAATACAAGG